AAAGCAAACAACAAATGGAATAGAAATAAAGACAAATGATAAAGTAAAAGCATTAGAATTATTAGGAAAACATTTAGGTATGTTTAAAGAAACAAATATCAATATTAATACAAATTATGAAGAGTATTTAAAGCGAGTTGAGGGAGATGAGTATTAATACAAAAGCCTATATAGAAAACTATATAAAGATTAGAGATAAGAAAAACAATATAGTATCACTTGTATTAAATGAACCACAACTTAAATATTACAATGTTATAAAAGAAATGTATCGAAAAAGAAAGCCTATTAGAATAATAATATTAAAAGCAAGACAAATGGGATTTAGTACAGAAACAGAAGCAATAATATTTAAGAATGTAGTCACTCATCACAACTATAATGCAGGTATAGTAGCACATAAAGAAGATTCTACAACAAACTTATTCAATATGAGTAAAAGAATGTTAGAATATTTACCAGAAGATATTAGACCAGAGCAAAAGAAATCTAATGCAAAGGAACTCGTATTTAATAATGACCAAGGGACAGGCCTAGACAGTAGAATAAAATGTATGACAGCTGGAGGAAAAGGAATAGGACGTTCTGATACGTTTACAGCATTACACTTATCTGAATTAGCATTCTGGGAAGGCGATAAGAAGGCCACAATGACAGGTTTATTACAAGCCGTTCCTAATACTCCAGATAGTATGATAATAATAGAAAGTACAGCAAATGGATATGAATATTTTAAAGAAATGTGGGATAGAGCAGTTGCAGGCAAAAGCGACTTCTATCCTCTTTTTATTGGTTGGAATGAACTAAAAGAATACTGTATGCCTTATACAGGATTTGATTTAACCCAAGAAGAAAGAGAACTTAAAGAACAATATAATTTAACACTAGAGCAATTAACTTGGAGAAGATGGTGTATACAAAATAACTGTTCTGGTGATATTAATCAATTTAAACAAGAATATCCAATATGTCCAGAAGAAGCATTTTTAAGTACAGGTAATTGCTATTTTAATAAAGAAAATATAATAAACAGAATAAACACAGCTCCAGAACCATTAGTAAGAGGTAAATTTACTTGTTACTATGATGGAATAAGGATAAGAAATCAAAAGTTTTTAGAACAAGAAGAGGGTAATATCAAGATATATGAATATCCAGAAAAAAGAGTACCTTATGTTCTAGGAGGAGATACAGCAGGGGAAGGTTCAGATTACTTTACAGCACATGTAATTAATAATATTACAGGTAAGCAGGTAGCAGTATTAAAACAACAATATAATGAAATAGAATATGTTAAACAGGTATATTGCTTAGGAATGTTTTACAACTGTGCATTAGTAGGACTAGAAAATAATTTTTCCACATATCCTACACAAAAGTTGATGGAGCTTAATTATCCAAATCAATATGTTAGAAAGAAAGAAGACCAATACAATAATAAATATGAAAAGAGTTATGGATTTAAAACAACAAGCATTACAAGACCATATATTTTAGGTTTATTACAGGAGATAATACATAACAATACAGATGTAATACAAGATAAGGAAACGTTAAGAGAGATGCTTACATTTATAGTTAATGATAAAGGTAGAGCAGAGGCAGAAGAGGGATATCATGATGATTTAGTTATGGCCTTAGCTATATCTTATTATATAAGAGGACAACAAAACTATAAGAAAGCAGAAAGAGAATCAAAGTATAGAGATATACAAGAAGAAATAGATAAGATATTTGGTGAAGATATAAACAATATAGAAGAGGACTATGGAGATGACGTAGTTCCTTTTTAGTTTGGAGGAAAGTATGGAACTTATATATACAATTATAGCAATATTATGTTTATGTTTAGGATTTTATGTAGGGTATAAATTGGGTAAAGATAGGGAGTTGCCAAAAGTACCAAAAGAAGTAACACATCCTATAAAAACTATTAAAGACAATATTGAGAATAATAAAGCTGAAAGAGAGCAAGATGAAAGATTGCAAGAATTACAAGATGATTTAGCAGAGTTAGATGCATATGATGGTGGCTTAGGAATACCAGAAAGGAGATAGCAGATGAAGAAGCGTGAAGAGACAAGTATAACTACGGTATGGCAAGAGTATGAGCGTGGTAAAGATTATAATTATCAACAACAATTATATGAAAAGAGTAAAAGAAATTATAATTTTTATTTTGGAAAACAATGGGAAGGTGCTAAACTTTCTGGAATACAGCCAATAACTTTAAATATAATTAAATCAATTTGTAAATATAAAGTTGGTGTAGTAAAAACTAATACATATCAAATATATTTTAATTCAGATACATATAAAGACCAAAAAGAAAGAGAAAATTTAAAAGACATATGTGATATGCTTAATAGATATGCTAATAGAATTTGGGAGAAAACTAAAGTAAATAAGTTAATAAGAAGTTGTATAAATGATGCCTGTATAGATAGTGAAGGTATCATTTATTTTTATGCTGATCCAGATGAAAATAGCAACTCTATATATTGTGAACAAGTAAACAAAACAAATATTTATTATGGTAATGAAAATGAAGATGATATACAAAAACAACCATATATAATTATATCTTTTAGACGTACTGTAGAAGAAGTAAAAGAAGAGGCAAGGAAAAATAAAATAAGTGAAAAGGAAATAGAATTGATAACAGAAGATCAGGACATTGAAGAACAAGCGGGAAGAGATTTAAGAACAACAGAAATAGTACCAATGTGTCTAGAGCTATTAAAATTATATAGAGGTAAAGATGGTAAGATATGGGCGAAGAAATGTACTAAATTAGCAACAGTAATGGAAGATAGTTGTTTAGAAATAGATAGATATCCAGTAGCTCACATTTTATGGGAAAGAGTAAAGGGAAGTGCCAGAGGACAAGGAGAGGTAGAAACATTAATACCTAATCAAATTGAAATAAATAAAACAGCTACAAGAAGAGCTTTAGCAGTTAAGCTAGTAGCTTTTCCTAAGTTGGTTGCAAATACTAAATATATATCTAATACAAAAGCTTTAAGTAAAATTGGTACAACTATAGAAGTAAATGAGCTAAATGCAGATGATGTAAATAAAGTAGTTAATTATTTAAAACCGGCAAGTATTAGTTCTGATGCATATCAATTACAAAAAGAACTACAAGAAGAAACACAGAATTTAGCAGGTGCAAGTGATACAGTTACAGGCAATGTAGACCCTACTCAAGCAAGTGGTAAATCTATATTAGCTGTACAACAAGCATCACAACAACCTATAAATGAACAAGTAGAAGCATATAAGGACTTTATAGAAGATATAGCGCTTATATGGTATGCAATGCTTAAAGCTAATAGTGTTAAAGGGATAGAGTTAGTAAAAGAAACAAAGGATTATACTTCAAATACAACATTAGAAGAAACATACAAAATGAGCTATAAAGAACTCAATGAATATGATTTAGATATAAAGATAGAAACAACTCCAAAATCTCCATTTGATAAGTATGCAATGGAAATGTCTTTAGAGAATTTATTAAATGCAGGGCAAATAAATTTTGAAGAATATGTAAATGCATTGCCTCAAGATTCAGCAATGCCAAAAGCAGAATTAAAGCAAATACTTAAAGAGAGAGAAGAAAAAGAAAAAATATTTAATGAAATAGAAAAAGCAGGAAATGTATTAAATAGTGCTATGCAACAGGTAATGCAACAACAAGAAATGAACAATGTAGAACAAACAGGAGTTACACCAGAAGAAGCAAACATAGTAAACAATACTCAACAAGAACAAATACCAATAAATCAATAGGCAGTCAAAAGGCTGTCTATTTTTTATGCAAGTTTAGTTTAACGGAAGAACGACAGTCTCCAAAACTGTTAGATAGTGGTTCGAATCCATTAACTTGTGCCATAGTCGACGGACTTAAAACGGGAGGCACTTATGCCGGTGAAAATCAAAAATATAAAAATAATAGTCGACGGACTTTAAATGGGAGGTACATATGCCAGGAGAAAACGAAGATATGAATTTAGAGGAAGAAGTATTAGTAAATCATGAAGACACATCAAATAAAGATGTTAAAAATGACGACAATGTACAAGAGCCTAAACAAGAAGAAAAGACTTATACACAAGACGATATTGATAAGATTGTAAGTCAAACAAAAGCAAAGATTGAAAGAAAATATCGCAAAGAAGAAGCGAACAAATTAAGTAAATCAAAGCAATTAGAAGAAACTATAAGAGCTGGACTTGGTTTAACAGATGAAGATGATGTTTTAAGCAAAGTAAAAGACTTTTATAGAGAACAAGGTATAGATATACCTGAATTTGATACGGGAAATAATCGAGATGCAGAAATCCTAGGTAAAGCAGATGCTAATGAGATTATTGAAACGTATGAGGATAAGGATATCGAAGCTAGAGCAAATGAATTAGCAATTAAACGAAAAAGAGGAAAGACTACCGCACGTGAAAATGCGGAGTTTTTTAGATTAGGGGAATATTTAACAGTCAAATTAGAAGAAAAAGAATTAAAAGAAAGCGGAGTAGATACAAGTATTTTACAGAATAAGGAGTTTAAAGCTTTTGCTAATAATTTTAAAACTGGGACAAAGATAAGTGATGTATACAAAATATGGAAGAAAATGAATGGAGAAGAGGATAAGACACCTGAAAAACCTGCTTCTACAGGAAGTTCACAATCTACTGTACCAGATAACAAAGAAAAGGAGTATTACACTCCGGAGGAAGTAGATAAATTATCTAGCAAAGACTTGGACAATCCTACTATTTGGAAACGTGTAAGAGAAAGTATGAAACGTTGGAAATAGGAAAGGAGAAAAAATAAAATGAGTTACGCAAATTTTAAACCAACTGTATGGTCAAAATACATACAAACAGAATTACCAAAATTCACAGTATTTAAACAAGACTGTGATTATGAATTTGAAGGAGAAGCAGGCGAAGGAAAAAGAGTAAAAATACAAAATTCTGGAAAGCCAACAATTAAAACATATATACCAGGAAAACCTATTGATGATCCAGAAACTATAGATGGTACATCAGCATACCTAGACATTGATCAATATGATTATTTTAACTACGGAATAGATGATATTGATAAAGCTCAATCTCAAGATGGTGTAATGGAAGCATTACAAATAGAAACAACAAGAGGTTTAGCTGAAAAAGAAGATAAGTTCTGTGCTACACAAATGGCAAAAAATGCAGGATATAAAACTGCTTCAACAAAAATAAGTGATGAAGCATCAGCTAAAAAGGCAGTTGACGATTTATTTGTTAAATTATGGAACAATGGAGTATCAACAAAAGATGATGTTACTATGTATTTAACACCATGGTTCTATATGCTATTCCAAAACAAATTAATTGAATTAAAAACTAATAATGATGATTTAATTGCAAAAGGTGTACTAGGATTATACAACAATGCAAAAATCAAAATGACAAACAATGCTTATAACGATGGAACAGATGATTATATTATCTTAAAAACATCTAAAGCATTTGCATATTGTAATGGTATTGACAAATTAAAGCCATATGAACCAGAAAAAGGTTTTGCAGAAGCTATAAAAGGTTTAAATACATATGGCGGAAAAATGATAAGACCAAAAGAATGTGCTGTATTAAAATGTCATGCTTAATAAATAATAGAAGGGAAGTGTTAAATAATGGCAATAGCTGAAATTACAAATGTTGAATTAGTTAGAAATGAAGCAAAAGAATTAACAACTGCAGTTGCAGTAGATGCATCTGCGGGAGCTAAAATTAATTTTGCTAATAAAAGTGATGGAAGAATACTATTATTATTAACAAATAGTAATGATTCAGGAGCTAAGAAAGCTACAATATTAAAGGGAAATTCTTTACAGGGAGTAGAAGATTTAGAAATTTCTATACCACAAAGTAAAACATATGCAATAGTTATTGAATCTGGTAAATTTATGAATGTTTCTGGAGATAATAAAGGATATGTAATCATAAAAGGGGAATCAACAGATATAAAAGTACAAGCTGTAGAATTACCTTAATTTTAGAGGGATATATTCCCTCTATTTTTATATCAAGTTAAAGGAATGGACAGTTCGACTCTGTCAAACTTGGGAGGAATTGTTATGACATATGGAGAATGTAAAAAACAAATATTAGCATTAATTGAAGAATATGCACCAAATACAGATAATTATACAGAAGATGAAGATATTGCAACTAGAATACCTTTTTTGGTTGATTTAGCATATCAAGAATTAGCACAGACTAAAAAGATAATATCTACTAAAATTTATACAGAGATATCAGATGAGAACAAAGAAGATAAATATACATCTTATACATTGCCAAGCGATTTATATCAGATAAGAAATGTATATTTGTTGGATGCTAATAATAAGAAAGGTAATTCAGATTATTATTTAATCGGCAAAAACAAAATATATATAAACGATAACAATCCAGGCCAAACAGTAGTAGAGTATTATAAATATCCGACAACAATCAATGATAAGACAAAAGATAGTTTTTATTTAGAGATAGACCAAGATGCACAAAGTATACTACCTTATAAAGTAGCAAATGATTTATTAGTAACAGACCCAAGTGCAGACTATACAGCTTTTGCAACAGAATATCAAAGAAAGTTACAATTATTAGATACAAGAAGAAATATACCAACAGTTAATTTAAGAGAATATGAACCTGATGAGAACGAAGGAGAATTTGATATATAGGAGGAAGTAGTATGGCAACAGGAGTTAAACGAGTATATACAGATTTTAAAGGTGTTGATTTTTTAGAGGAACCTAGCTTAGTTAATATTACAAGAAGTCCTGATGCCTTGAACGTGTGGAAAAATTATGAGGACACACAAGGAACTTGTATTGAAACTAGACCAGGATACCGAAAATTAGCACAAATAGGGACAGGTTCTATATTAGGAGTATATGTATATAGTAATTCAATTGCTATAATACATTCTGGAATGCAGTTATATGAATGGAATAACTTCCCTAATGAGCCAGAAGAAGATAATATAAAAAAAATATATTCAGATATGAATAATAAAAAATCTTATTTTAATAAGGTTGCAGAAAAATTATATATAAATGATGGCAAAAATTATTTAGTATATGATGGTAGTACTTGTAAGAAAGTAATAGATGATGACCCATTTATTCCAACAACGACAATAAGTAGAACAGCAGGAAATATAGGTGGTGGAGAAACATTGCAAGATGTAAATGTACTAACACCAAAAAGAACTAATTCATTTGTTGGAGATGGAGAAAATAAAGTATTTTACCTAGATGCAACAGAAATAGACTCAGAACCAGTGACAGCACTAGTAAATGATATAGAAATGGAAGAAAATACAGATTTTGTAGTAGACAGAGTTGCAGGCAAAGTAACATTTAATGAAACTCCCTCAGAGCCAAATTTGAGTGGACAAGATAATGTATTTATTACATTTGCTAAAACAGTTGAAGGATATACTGATAGAATAAACAAATGTACTCAAGCATTATTATTTGATAATAGATTATTCTTTACAGGTAATCCTGATTATCCTAATGCAGTATTTCATTCTGAGCTAAATAACCCACAATATATATCAGATTTAAACTATTATGAAGATGGAGCAGGAGATTCGCAAATTACTGGTATGACAGTAGGTAATAATATTTTATGGGTATTTAAGAATTTAGACCAAAACAATGCAAATGTATTTTATCACGAGCCAACGTTAGATACAGAAGCAGGAAAGATATATCCAAGTAAACAAGGTAATGTAAGCATAGGTTGTTATGCTGTAAGTACAAACTTTCAAGATGATATTGTTTATCTAAGCAGATATGGACTTGAAGGAGTAAGCACAGAAAAGATAGATAGCAGACAAGTAGTAGCACATAGAAGCACAATGGTAGATGTAAAAATGACAAACGAAAATGGATATAGAGATGCTTGTATGACAGAATGGAAAGGATATTTACTAATACTTATTGATGGAAGAATATATTTGGCAGATAGCAGACAGAAATATGCAAGTTTGAATAGTTTTGAATATGAATGGTTTTATTGGGACATTAGTAATGCAAATCCTAATATATTAAAAGAATACAATGATAGATTATACATAGGAGCCAAAGATGGCTCTATTTTTATTGTCGAAGGAACCAATGATAATGGGGCAACAATACTTAGTTATTGGACAACTCCAATGGATAACTTTGGTTACGAAAATCAATTAAAGACTACGAATAAACGTGGTGGCATAGCTAAAATTAAAACTATTCAAAATGGAAGAATAAAGATAGCTAGAAGAACAGATAAATCAGAGGAATATAAATATACAACTGAGAAATCTGCAACAGGATTTAATTTCAATAATATAAATTTTGCTAACTTTAGTTTTGTAACAACAAATAAATCTTATATGTTATACAAGATTAAAGAAAAGAAAATAAGTGAGTTGTCATTAAAATTTTATAGTGATGAGAAGGATAAACCTTTTGGAATATATAGTGCTGTTATAGAAGCATTTGTAGGAGGATATATAAAGAAATGAGGTGTAATAGATGAGTTTACCAGAGTGTACAGTTCCAACTAATAATGTACAAAACTTAGCAGATTCTCCAACTCAGTCAGCTCAAGACTTAAAGAAAGTTTTTGATCAAGTTGGAGAAGATATAAAAGATTATATAAATGACGAATTAATACCAGCTATTAATAAAGATATTTCGGATTTACAATCTGCAACAAAAAAATTGATTTTAAAAACATATAAATACAATGCAACCACATTAGCAGAAATAACAGAAACAGAAGATTATACAATACCATCAACATATAACGTTAATACACATGGATTAGATGTTTATTTTGAAGGTAATTTATTAGCTTTAAATGAACATTATCAAGAAAGAGGTACAGGAACAAGCGATAAAATTAGGTTTAATTTTACAGTTCCCAAAGATAGTGTATTAACGTTTGTTATAAGAAAATAGACAGAAAGTAGGTGAAGAACTTGGCAAGTGGATATGAAGATTTAGATAGTTTAGTTAATCAGCAAAACAGTTTATTGCAACAGCAAGAACAAAAACAAAATGAAATAATTAATCAACAAACGCAAATGCAAGTTGATGAACTTAATAGAGAAAAAGAAAAACTAGACAAGGAAACAAGCAAAACAACCCAGGGGCTATATTCTAGTTATCAAAAGCAAGCAAATCAATATGGTGCAGGAATGGAGCAACTTGCAATGCAAGGTCTGGGTAATTCGGGATATGCAGAAACAACAAGAACATCTTTGTATAATGCATATCAAAAAAGTGTTACTGATACATTGAATAATGCCAATGATTTAAAAGCTGATTATGATTTTAAGATACAGCAAGCACGTCAAAATGGAAGTATTCAACAAGCACAGAGTGCATTAGAATTATATGCTCAAAAGGTGCAATTATTAACGCAGAATTATCAGTTAAGACAAGAAAGAGAGCAATACTTATATCAACAACAAAGAGACCAAATTTCAGACCAACAATGGCAAAAATCTTTTGATGAGCAAGTAAGACAAAATGAACTTGAAAATCAATACAGACAGCAACAATTTGAGTATCAAAAACAAAGAGATCAAGTAGCAGATTCACAATGGCAACAACAATTCAATCTTCAAAAAAAAAATCTAGCTAAAAGTTCTTCAAGTAAAAGAAGTTCAAAGGCTACAAGTGTAAATAAAAGCAATGGGTCAAATACAAGCAACAGACCATCAGCAGAAGAGGTAGTGAATAATATAAAATTTGTAAATAATCAAGGGCCAGGTTTAAGTGCATATGTTGTAGATGGATTGACTGGTAAGAAATATAACAAAGCCGAAGATATATTAAAAGCATACAATATTGGATATGAATAGGAGGTAACTATGGGCTGGGTATATTTGGACGAAATAGATGATGAAGAAAAAAGAAAAAAATTACAAGAGAAGTATGGTCAACATATAAAAGAAGTTGAAGACAATAGAAATTCATATCTACAACAAACAGGTCTAGATAAAATCTATAGTGGAGATTATAGTAATTCTAGTGATGGATTTAATACAGCAGGTAGAAATGACTTCTCTGTAAAACCTTCAATATGGGACCAAATAAAAACAACAGCTAGTAATATGCTAGGTAATACTGGATATGGACTTGCAAACGGATTAATAGGTTTTGCACAAAATGAAAAAAGAAATCAAACTGCTACAAAAGCTTTAAAATCTATGAATCAAGTTATAGGTATGACTAATCCTGGTGTTGATTTTTTAAATAAAATAGGAGGACTAGGACAATCAATAAAATCTACGCTTGATTATACATTAAAAGATAATGATACATATAAATCTTTAACAAAGACTTATGAGGATAATAAAAATAATATATTGAATAAAATAGATGAAAAATTACAAAAGCAAGAGAATATAAATAATGAAAATATACAAAAAAATATACAAGAAACTACAAATCCAATAGGACAGAAGTTAGTAGAGATATCTCCTTCGCTAGGCCAAATGCTTCCTTCTGCAATACCTGGAATAGGAACATTATATTCAGTTGGTTCTGCTACGGATAGTTATTACGATGAAGCAAAATCAAGAGGAATGGACGATAAACAGGCAAGTAACTATAGCCAACTTATGGGTATCGCCGAAGGTTTAACTGAACAAATTGGAGTTGGAAAGTTAGTTAAAGGTGGGAAAGGTATTGCAAAAGGAACTGTTAAAGAAGCTTTTAAAGACTTTGGAATAGGTATGGCAGATAACTTCATTCAAGAAACAGTAATTGAACCAATATCTGAAGGTGTTACCAAAGTAACAGCAGGCGATGAATATTTAAAAAATGATTATAGAACATCAGAAGGTTGGAAGAATTTAGGCAAAGATATGTTGCAATCTGGAGTCGATGGAGCAATAACAGCTGGAATAATGGGTGGAGTATCTGCTGGTTTAGGTAAATCAATTAATATTTATAATAAATTAAAGAACGGTCAACAGCCAACAGCAAATGAATATAAAGAAGCATTTAATGAACAAAGAGAAAAAGGCATTGATGTAGATGAAAATGTACAAAATGAATTTAAAAATAGAATAAATGAATCAATACAAGAAACTAAGTCAAAATATACGCAATCAACAGACCACAATAATATTAGTAATCAGACAAACACACAAAAAGGTATAGCTAATAGACTAAATGAAATTGTAAAAAATGATAAATATTTATCACAAGAAGATAAACAAGCAATGATTGATGCGACTAATAATTTAGCTTCTAAAAATCAACTAGACACTGACAATACATTAGATGCAATTAATCAGATAAAACAAATGTCACAATTGTCTCAAGAACAAAAAGACCAATTGGATGCAGGTAAAAAATATCTATCAGGAAGAAAAGAAATATATAATAAATATAGAAATGTAACTGATTACGATAATTCAATTGTACAACAAGCAAAAGATACTGTAGCACCAAACAAACAAGGCAAAAGAACAAAAGAACAATGGTTAGATGTAGCAAAATATATTGGTACTAATATAGCAGATAAACCTAATTCTGAGATACAAAAAATTGCCTATAAAAGTTGGCAAGAGGAAACACCTAATAATTCAGCTACCTTAAATAAACAAGGCCAAAAATATGTGAAATTCATGTCTGATGATTGGATAGATACTATATACGCTGCAGTAGATAAACAAAGACAAAAAAGTGGATATGTAGCAAATAATGATACAGTAAAGGCATTAGATAATCTTTATAATGAGTATACAAACAATCAAGTGCTTCAAAATAATAATATTCAAAATAACATTGATACCTCGAAGATGAACTTAGTAGATAGTGCAAAAGCATATAATTTAAATGGGAATGATGAAACAATACAAAGTATAAATCAAAAACTAAATGACAGAGGGATATCAAGTAGATTTGATGGAAATCTATTTAAAGATGCTAATGGTGAGATTAGCAAAAATATAAATGCATTATGGAGAACAACTAAAGATAAAAATGGTAACACACATAGAGAAATAGTATTTAACCCATATATAGATGGAAACATAAACGAACAAAAAACAATGCAACAGGTTACTATTCACGAAATGTTACATGATATGGCTAGAGACGAGAAAGTTAAAGGAGAATTATTTAATTTAGTACTGGATAAAAATAAAACAAGAGATGGATATAGTGATGCTAGACGTAATCTAGAAGAAATGTATTCACAAGTATATGATAAAAATAGTGAAAATTTTAAAAATTTAGTAGATGAAGAAGAGGTTGCAGATACATTAGCACAAAAGTTAGGAGACCAAGACTTTATTAATTCTTTGAATAAAGAAAAACCAAATGTATTCAAGAGAATATATAACTGGGTAGTAGATAAATTAAACAAATTTACAGGAAGTAAAAATGAAAAAATATATTGGGAAGATGTAAAGAATAAATTTGAAAAAATTTATACAAAAAAAGAAAGTTCAGATTTCAATGAAGAAATCCAATATTCTAACATTGATGAACCTTCTTCTAATAATAGAAGACCAACATCAAATAACAATGTCAATACTACTAACAATAATTCTATGCAGAATAATGCAAATAATACTAGATTTTCTATTGCAGGTAAAAAAGGAATGAAGAATGCCATAAAGCAAAATACAAGAAATATTCACCTAGAAGAAAATTATAATATGGCTGTAAATATGGCAAGAAAAGGATTAGATAACGAAACAATAAGACAGAAAACGAATTGGTTTCAAGACAAAAATGGTGTTTGGAAATTTGAATTTTCTGATAAAGATATGAAGATAAGAAGTAATATAAAAGCAAATTCTATTAATAGACTAGATGAAATATTAGAACATGATACATTATTTACAGTATATCCTGAATTAGAAAATTTAAAAGTAGTTTTTAAGGATACCAACAAAATAGATGGAAACTATAATAAAAATACTAAAAGTATTACTATGAGTAATGATTTAATTGGCCATAGGGCAAAAACTGGAATTGCAATAATACACGAAATACAACATGCAATACAAGATATTGAAGGATTCGAAACTGGAATAAGTTCAAAATTAAGCAAGGAAATGTATTATACTAATTTAGGAGAGATTGAAGCAGATAATACAGCTAGAAGATTTATAGATGAAAAATATAAACAAAAAGATATAAGCAATATTCCACCAGAAAGTTCTAAAGCAAATCCAAAACATAGAAAATATGACAATTATATGAAAAAAAGAGGAATAGTTGACAAAGCAAAAGATGCTGTGTTTAAATACTTAAATAAGATAGGTGATAATAGTGAAAGTATTAAAGAAAATTATTCAAACTTTGAAGAACAAGATAATGGATTGGTGGATGATGGAAGATTTGGATTACAGCGAGGAACTAGAGAAAATAGACAAACAGAATCAAGAAGAGGAGACAAAAAATTAACATCATTAAATGAATCAGGAGCATGGCAGTCATTCCTAGAAAATCAAATAGGCTCATCAGGTAAAGGTAAAACAGTTCAAGAATTAAGATTACCTACAAAGGACAATATTAATAATAAAAAAGTAGATGCCTATAATATTTTATATCAAGATAACAATCAAACAAGCAAAACAAATTTACCTATATCAGAAGGAGGAAAAACTAGAAAACATTATAAATCAATAATGCAAAGTTCAAATACTTCTCCAGAAGCAAAAGCTATAGCAAAAGAATTAATAGGTAGTGATACATATGTGCCAGATAGTAATGAAAAACAATTAGCAACAGCAGATAATAGAATAATTAACAATGGAGCAGATAATGAATCTGTAACATTAGCAACAAAGGTAAAGAATAATGATAAGATTACAGCAGATGATATTGCTGTAGGAGAAAGATTAATAGAATATTATTCAAAGACTGGAGAAAAAGAAAAGTTACAAGATGTAATACAAAATGTAGCATTAGCAGGAACACAAGCAGGACAAACAGTACAAGCAATGAGTTTAATAAATAGACAAACTCCACAAGGGCAAGCAGTATATTTATCAAAAGTTGTAGATAGAATGAATAAGCAGATAGAAAAAAGAACAAAAGGGAAAGGACAACAATTTGATTTGACTCCAGAAATGTTAGATAAAATTACTAATTCAAGTAAGGAAAATTTAGAGAAGAACATTGATGAAGTAGCAAGAGAATTAGCAAAGCAAGTACCAAAAACTACTATGGAAAAGATAGATAGTTGGAGGTACTTTTCTATGCTTGCAAATCCTAGAACACATATAAGAAATATAATAGGAAACTTTTCAATGGCAAATGTACAATCTATAAAAAATAAAATAGCAGGTGGGTTGGAAAGTATTGCACAGAGAACAGGTATGATAGATCAAAGAACAAAAACTTTAAAACCTGCTAGTAAAGAAGTTAAATCATTTGCCAAAAAAGATGTTGAAAATGTTTTAGATAGATTAAATAATGAAAGTAAATTTGATACAAAAAATTTAATACAGCAATACCAAAGAACTTTCAAAAGTAATATATTAGAAAATACACTAGGAAAGTTATATAATTTAAATAGTAAAGCACTAGAAGCAGAAGATACATTTGGCTTAAAAAGTGCATATAGAAAAGCTATGGCAGATTATATGACAGCAAATAAATTAACAGAGAAAGATTTAACAGCAGGGACAAAAGAAGCTGATACAAAATTAGAAAATGCTAGAAAATATGCAATAGAACAAGCTCAAGAAGCTACATTCCATCAATATAGTTCAGTAGCATCATTATTAAATACATTAGAAAATAAGAATAAAGCAACAAGATTGTTAACTGGAGCAATAATACCATTTAAGAAAACACCAATAAATGTAGCAAAGACAGGAATAGATTATAGTCCAATAGAAATTGTAAAAGCATTTACAACAGATATAGCTAAGTTAAGGAAAGGTGATATTAATGCAAATCAATATATAGATAACTTAGCTAAAGGACTTACTGGAACAGGAATAACAGTAGCAGGATATGCTTTAGCACAAGCTGGAATATTATCTGCAAGTGGAGATGATGATGACCAAAAAAATCAATACTATCAAGAAGATAGAGGAAATCAATCATTCTCTCTTAAGATAGGAGATAAAACATATTCATTAGACTGGTTATCTCCAACAGCAATTCCATTGTTCATTGGAGCACAATTAAATGATAATGTTAAAAGCTCTGGAGAAGAGCAAACTACAGAAGATATGCTAGATAAAATATCAAACAGTGTAGATGCTATGTCATCAGCAATGAACCCTATGATAGAAATGTCAATGTTATCAGGTGTAGCGAGTGCTGTAAAGAGTTTTGCACAAGGTGATGCACAATTTTTCCAAAATTTATTAATTAACTCAGCAAAATCATATGTAAATCAATTCTTCCCAACATTAGGTGGTCAAGTTGCTAAAATGGTTGATGATACAGAAAGAAGTACAACATCAACTAAAAAGAATATGTTTTCTAAAGCAGTAGATAGTACAGGTAAACAAATATTAAACAAAATACCTTTTGCAAGTAAACTATTACCTGCAAAAACTGATGTATGGGGAAATGAAGTAAAACGTGAAACTAATAAATTATATAGAGCTTTACAACAAGCAGTATTTCCTTGGACAGAAAAAAATTTAAAATCAACAGTAGTAGATAACGCAATATCTGATTTATATGAAAAGACTGGTGACAATTCGGTTCTACCTAATACAAGTATCAATAAAGATTTTACTATTAACTCTGAAAAGTATAGATTAACAGCAGAGGAATATGCAAACTACAAAAAAGAATATGGTAAAACATCATATACTTTATTAAATAGATTAACCAATTCGAACGAATATAAAAATATGACAGATGAGCAAAAATCTAAAGCTATAGCAGAAGTTTATTCATATGCAAATGAAAAAAACAAAATGGACTATGCCGATAAAAATAACATAAAAGATGTAAAAGTAAGCACTGCATTTGATACAATAGATGAAATTAAGACTGAAGGAGGAAATGAAGCAGATTATTTCAAATATGTAGGTTCAACTGTAGGATTAGAAAAGCAAGATGAAAAAATAGATGCTTTAATAAAAATGAATGTTTCTGGAAAATCAAAAAGTGCAATTTATAAAATAATATTTGGTAAAAAAGATGATGTATATAATAATATTTTATCAAAAAATGGAATTGATATAAATGAATATTTGAAATATAAGAATCAAGAATTTAAAAGTGATAAAGAGGATGATGGAACATTACAAGGAAAGTCAGTTACTAATAGTAAAAGGAATAAAGTATTTAATTATGTAAATAGCATGAATGTAAGTTACGAGAATAGATTGGTGTTATTAGGACAACAGTATAAATTGGATTCACAAAAAAGGAAAGATTTGTTTAATTATATAAATAATACTGATATAAATGTAGATGAAAAGCTAAAAATATTTGATAAAATGCAAGGTTTTACAGTATATAAAGATGGAACTGTAGAATATTAAAAATATAAAATGGGCACTTCAATTATATGGAGTGTCCTTTTATTATGGAGAAAAAAGATGAAAGATCAAGTTGTAAATAAAGTAAATAGACGAGATGGTGGAGTACCTCAAACAATACAACAATTAATTAGAAAATATAGTTTAGATACTATGTGGGATAACATTAAAGCAGGTACTATAAATGCAGATAGAATAAAGACTGGTAGTATAAATGCCAGTCTTATTACTTCTGGAATAATAGATGCAAGTTTAATAAAAACAGGAATAATAAATGCAAGCCTAATTACAGCAGGAATATTAAATGCTGATTTAATAAAAGCAGGAACTATGTCGGCTGATAGAATAAGAGGTGGAACGTTAATTTTAGGTGGAGAAAATGATACAAACGGTTCTATGCAAGTTAAAGATGCATCCGGAAATAATCTAGTTTCAATTGATAAAGAAGGCGTAAAACTAGAAAATGGAACGCAATTAATTACAGAAAATGGAATACTGAGTGTAATTCAATTTGGCCAATATGAATGGAAAAAAGTTGGATATAATGCTAATCCATCTAATAATGTTATGGAAAAAATGACATATAAAATTCCAGTATTTATTCCAGAGGGTTTTACGATTCTTGATGCGAGAGTTGTCCTAATGCATTCTCCTGTAAAATGGAGTGGATACGGACAAAATGGTTGGGGATATTGTAGAAATTTAAGATTATATAAAAATGAACAAGATGAAAACTGGTACGAAGAAATTATATTAGATTCGGAAGGGTTTACAGAAGAAGAATATTATACCAACGAAATTTTAAATGCTTTTGGAACAAGTGGTTTTTCACCAACAATTCCATCGGATAATAATCATAAAGTAGAAACAATAATAAGTAATAATATTAAAAATTATTTATCTACAGATAAAAGGATAACTTTACAAATTCATTCTGGAAACGAAGCTCCAGAATTTAATATAGATTTAGGAGACATATATAGTTCAGAATGTTTTAATAATACAGGTAATTGTATAGCTATTCTAACAGTTATAGGTTTCTATAAAGGAGGAGATACATAATGGATATTGAATTTATAAGAGGAGATACCCAATTCTTCAGATTTCAAGTCAAAGATGGAGAAGGAAATCCAATGCAATTAAAAGATGGAGACAGACTGTATTTTACAGTTAAACAAAATGCTAATAGTGAAGATGTATTAATTCAAAAAAGATACCCAGAGGATATTGAGTATTCCGATGGGTATTTTAGTTTTGTCTTAAATTCAGAAGATACATCGGATTTAGCGTATGGAACATATAATTATGATATCGAATTAAAATCTGGTGATTATGTTAAAACTCTAGGACAAGGTACTATAACACTAACAGAAGAAATTACTTTTAGGAGTGATGAATAATGAATGAAATAAATGATTTAGCCAATACAAATATGGAGACTAGAGATATAACAGATTTAACTAATAGTGAATATGAAAATTATTCTGTAACAGATTTAGTTAATATTCCATTAATTGTTGGACCACAAGGACCACCAAATGTTTTGAAAATTGGGGAAATAAAGACAGGAGATAAGTCGGAAGTAAAGATAAGAGGAAGTTCTCCAAATCAAATATTAGATTTTACACTTGAAAAGGGAGATAAAGGGGAAAACGGAGAAAGTGGAGTATATATTGGAGATACAGAACCTGTAGATGAAGCAATAAAAGTATGGATAAAACCAGATGGACAAGGTTCTAATATTTTAAAAATAAGAAACAGCGAAGGACAGTTTGAAGGTATTTTGAGTATTAAAGGCGACCAAGGAATACCAGGTCAAGATGGAGAAGATGGAAACCCAGGACCTGCCAATACATTAACAATAGGGACTGTTCAAAGTGGAGATATACCAAGTGCAACAATAACAGGACAAGCCCCTAATCAAGTTTTAAATTTAGTTTTAGTTAAAGGAGATACTGGTCCACAAGGACAGCAAGGTCCACCTGGAACACCAGCAAAAAATTATATTATAGAAACTACAAATAGAAATATAGCAACAGAAATAAAACAAAATACAAATTATGAAGTACCCGATTATATAGTAGGGACTAATTCTTTAGTTATTTATTTTGAAGGAAACAAATTAATAAAAGATGAAAATTACATAGAGGTAGATGAAACGCATATTCAATTTAAAGACTGGAATGTACCAGTTGATAGTAACTTAGAAATACTTATAAGGAAGGAGGAAAAATAATGTCAGAGCCAAAACTTTTAGAATTAGAAAATAGAATTAAAGAGTTAGAAAAATTAACCCCTATAACATTGTGGGAAGGAGAAACAAATAATCCTAGTGAAATAACATTGTCAGATAGCATTGTTAATTATAGAAGACTAAAATTGTTTTTTAGAGATAATGATTCACAGTTAAGAGGTGTAGAAATATATACAAACAACCAAAATTCAATACGAGTTTCTCTAGATAGTCACTACAATCAAGGTCAATGGTTTAATGTAAAAATGAAAAGTATTGCTTTAACAGATAAGTCAGTTGCTGGAATAGGTGCCGCTGAATATGAGTTTGGAAGCCAGAGTATTTCTTATAATAACAATATTTTTATTATGCGAGTAGAAGGATATAAAAATTAAGAAGAAAGGATGAAGTAAATATGAAAAACGCTGAAAACCCTTGTAGCTGTACACACACACACACACACACAAGTAATTTTAAATAACAGAAGAATTGGAGGTGAGTTCTAATGAGCGAGCCTCTTATTTTAAGATTAAAAAATAAAGTAGAAAACAAACATGAATTATTTTCTGGAGGATTACATGGTAGCAACGAAGGAGAAGAAGTAACAGCAGATTTAACTGGTAATGTAGCAGATTATAATTTCTTTATTTGCCGCGTTAGAAAATGGAATGAAGGAGAAGAGGAAACAACAGTAATAGTTTCAACATTAGATAAAGTAAATTATTTTAGACTATGCTCAGGCAATAAAGACTATTATGCTGAATTTTTAATTACAATAACTAGCGACAATAAAGTAAAGTTTCAATGTAGAGACATTGTCGGTTGGCAATGGAAAGATAACATACAGTTAGAAAAAGTATGGGGAATATAAAAATAATTAATAAAATATTTAAAATTATAAAAAGAACATTAATAAGCTTAATGCTGTTAATGTTCTTTAATTTGTTTATATAAAGGAAGAAATTATGGAAAGTACAATAATAGTAGCATTTATTACTGCATTAGGAACCATAATCAATACAGTAATAAGTAAAAAAACTAATAAAAAAATAGAAAACATAAATGATATAAATAATAAACTTGATTTTATGCGAAAAGAAAGTAAGGAAGATATGTTAGAGCATACAATAGATGCAGATAAAACATATCTAATTAATTTCTTAAGTGAGTTAGAGAATGGAGTACCAAAGACAGAAGTACAAATTAAACGTACATATGAAATATATGAAAGATATGTAAAAAATGGTGGAAATTCATATGTGCATGATAAATGGGAAGAAGTAAAAAAATTAGGATTATTATAGAAGGGAGAAATTGAGATGACAGTAGAGATTTTTTTAGCTTTATTACTTGGCTTTTCTACATTAGCTAGTTTAGTAACAGAAGCAATAAAGAAGTTATTTAGTGCAGATGGAAATATAACAGCTTTTGTAGTAGCAATAGTAATAGGTTTAGTAGGAACATTATTATATTATCAGTTAGGAAGCATACATTTTTCAACTAACAATGTAATCTATGCTGTTTTAATTGGTTTAGCATCTAGTTTAGTAAGTCAATTAGGTTACGATAAAGTAAAAGAAGCTATACAAAAATTTATAGTATAGGAGGTCTAAAATGAACAATAAAAAGTATAAGATTTTTGTAGCAATAGTTATAGTTATAATATTATGCTTAGGTGTTTACTTTGGCTTGTCGACAAGAATAACAGAAACAACACAAGGAAATGCAGAAGAAAATAATATACAAACATATAAGATGACTAATGAGGATATAGAAGCATTAAGTACAACAGAAATAACAGAGCAAACAGAAGCAGAAGAAGAAAAAATAGGAAAAGAACAAGAAGTAGAAAACGAAGATTTTGAATTACAAGGACAAATAGCTTATGAAGGCTCTAGTCAATTTCCTAGTGTAAATTTAGGTAGTTATTCAGGTTTAACATATTACTCACAAATTGATGCTAGATGGAAGAATCATATGTATAGTTCTGTAGGAGATAGTTCGCAAACTGTTGGAACTAGTGGATGTGGACCGACGAGTGCTGCAATGATTGTTACAGCTATAAAAGGAACTATAACACCACCTGAAATGGCTGACTTATTCGTAAATAATGGATATAGAAGTGCATCAAACGGTACATATTTAAGTGCTTTTCGTTGGGTAGCTGATGTTTTTGATATTGGATATCAAGAGACATATAGCTTAGATACAGCAGTAGATTTATTAAAAGATAATAACTATTTAATAGTAAGTTGTGGTAATGGTTTATTTACAACAGGTGGACATTTAATGGTTATTACTGGAATAGATGGAGATACGCTAAGGATATACGATCCATATTTGTATAGTGGCAAATTTGATACTTCTACAAGAAGAGGTAAGGTAACAGTTAGTGGAAATACTGTGTATTGTTCTGTAGATAATTTTAGAAGATACGCAAATTATACAAGATTTTTTGCATATAAGCACGATGGAAATGTACAAGAAAATACAGGTAATGTAACAACATCTACTTATACTAGATACGTAAAAACAAGCACAGGTGTAGGGGTAAATGTAAGAAGTGGTCCAGGTACAGGATATGGTAAGGTAGGAGCACTAGCAGATGGAACAAGTGTTATAGTGTATGAAACATCTGGAAATTGGTCTAGAATAGGTACAAATAGATGGGTATCTTCTGATTATTTAGTATCTACATATACAAATTCAAATGTTTATAATACAATAGGACAAATAAGAAAGATAAAAGCTTGTTATTTATATAGTAAAAGTAATTTATCTGGAACCAAATATACTTATAAAGCAAATACAACAGTAACTATATTAGAGAATATATCTTCTAATGTAGATAAAGTTAGAGTAAATGTAACTGGAAGAATAGCATATATAAATACTTCTAATTATACTAGTTCTACTTCTATAAGTGTAAAAAATACTGTAGGGCAGTATAAAAGATTAAAAGCAAAAACATATTTATATTCAAAATCAAATTTAACAGGAACTAAATATACATATTTACCGCTAACACAAGTAAAAATTATAAAAAATGTATCAAGTACAGTAGATTATGTCTATGTAGTTAAAACTGGTAGATATGCTTATGTTAAAAATAATGTTTATAAATAAAATTAGAAGAGGTGTAGTGTAATTTATTTATGCTACACCTCTTTTTTTATGCCTATAAATCAAGGATTATACTAACTTATTTACATAATACAAAAAATATGATAAAATGTAATAGAAATGTAATGAAAATGTTAATAAAACATAAAAAACGATATGAAAATAAAATAAATTGATTAATTTAAGTCTTTTTTGCAAATAATATTGATAATATAATATGATTTAAATGTTGAAAATAAAAATAAATTATTATAAACTATTAATACATTAAAACATATAATATAATAGGAGAAAAAATGGATGTAGAAATAGAAGGATATCATGGAACAGATAAAGAGAATATCGAATCAATTTGTAGCAATAATTTTGAAATAAAAAAAGATTTAAAGAATAAACTATTTTTAGGCTTCGGTGCATATTTCTTTTTTGAGTATGAGGATGCTGTTGACTGGAATGTTAAAGAATTAAGGGACGATTTAAATAGAGTTCCTAAATACGATGAACTACAAAATAAAAAGAGTGTAGTTAAAGCTGATATTAAATGTAAAGATACAGATATTTTGAATTTGGACGATAAAGAAATGCTTTTAAAATTTGAAATATTAGTTGAAAAATATCAAGGAAAATTATCAACAAAGCCAGAATTTATAAACGCTAAAAATAAAACAGCAGCAATAATAAATATGCTATATCAAAGAAAGCTTATCAAAAGGAATATAATAATAAAAACTTTTATAGAAACAATTAAAACGAATAGATTTTTACAATCCTTAAAAAACTATCCTAGAAAAATGGTATGTGTAAAAGATAATAAATATATATATAATATATATGAATATAATGAATTAAGCAAAGAAAAATATGATAGTATAGTTTATTTTTATTAATTATGAGAGGTGTAAAATGGATATTTTTGATTTGAATTTAAAAGAATTTGAAGAAAAAGTAAATGAGTTAGTGGAAAATATGACTGCGGATGAACTTTTAGAAGAGCTAATTGATAATG